CTAGCATTTAAGCTAAGTCTCCACATACTATTGCACCTATATCATCAGAGTCTGCTGATGAACCAGATGAATAATGCTGATAATTAGTTAATCCAGTTGTATGATTATAATAAGTATTTAAAAAATCATCTGTTCCTGTTCTATTAAAAGCACCACCTATACCATAATCAGCGTAACTAAAATTGTTTGTATATGATACTGCACTTAAACCAGTTCCTTCATCCGTAATACCACTTGTATTAAATGATTGACGTATTGCTGCAGTAGATGATGCATTGTTTTGGTCAAAATTAACCCAAGCCTTTGCAACACCCTCTAACCTACCTAAATCTGATGCTCTGCTCATGCTAAATCTCCGTGTGTAATAACTCTTTGAAAGTCTTGGTCAGTAGCATTAACTGTATCATAATTTCTAAATTGATAATCCATCCGTGATGTTAAAACAACAGCACCATCTGACACCATGCCTGTAGCAAAAGAGTCATCACTTCCAATATTAGAACCACTACCTATGTAGTCATCATTAGCCATATTAGAAGTAAAATTTAATCCAAAATGCCCTGTTCCTGTATCTGAAACACTGCTCTGGTTATAACTATCTGTTACAGAAACTGCTGCGTTATGTGTACACCAAGCCTTTGCCGAACCTGCAAACACCACACTCGTTGCTACAGAGTTATTGCCACTTGCATCCTTTAATGTATTTACTCTTAATTCACTTGCCATTATGCTAAATCTCCGTGTATTACAAGATATACCTCATAATCTGCCATTTGTCTGTTATATGAAGCATTACCCCAGTGTGATTCAAAATCAACAGAACCTGCCGCTTGTGTATCTCTTGTAATATCCATCATAGCCCAAGAATCGGTTGTTCCCCCATCTTCGCATGAACCAGAAATAGCATAGTTAGCTGAAGACATATCATTTGTCATATGCAATCCACCTTCTCCTGTTCCATCATCATCAAGAGAAGATATGTTAAAACTATCTTGTATACTTCCATAATTTGCAGCAGGGTTTATCCAAGATTTACACAAACCCTGTTGCAAGTTTGTTGTTGTACTGTTGCCCTCTCCTGTAACAGCAATGCTTCCTGCCGTTGTTACACCTGTTATTGTATCTACTTTTAGTATACTAGCCATTATGCTAAGTCTCCTAATAATGCTACATAGTTACCATCTAAATCTGCAGCACCTCCATCATAATCAGCCCTAGCACCATAAGCACATAGAAAAGCTAACGCACCTGTACTAGCAGCAACATTACCATTTTGATTTATGTCACATAATCCTCTTACAGCACCTGCATAACTAGATGTACCCTCATCACTTGTTTCCCATATACCAGTTATTAAACATTTATCTTCAGCACTGTTAAAATTGGTGGTGTGATTAGTTACAAAAACCCCTGTAGAACTGTCAGTAAGACTTGATTGTCCAAAACTACCTCTTACTGCTCCGTCAGTTGCATCATAGTTTACCCAAGTTTTAATTGCTTCTTGCTTAGTAAGAGTTACAGGAGATGTACCATTTTTTGCTGATATTGTGTCTACATTTAATTGACTTGTCATACAATACTCCAATAACCATTAACAGTCACTGTAGCAGACTGTGTTATAGGACCTGCACTTACACCATTCTCATCACTGTCTATTGTAATGTCTGCCGATATAGTTTGACCATTTAATCTTATAATACTGTTATTGCCCTTAAAAGGATAACGTGTATCTGACTCTGTTTTTGTGTAAGCATTGTTTACGCTAAACACATCATATACAATCATCTCAACAATGTCATTTACATTTGCACCTGTGGCGAGTACAACTGTTGTACCTGTTGTAGCTGTGTAATCTGTTCCTGCCTTTAACAACACACCATTCTGATATACATCCATGTATAGACTGTCGTTGTAAGACAGTGTTAAGGAATTGCTATCTGAACCACTAAAGGATGTTTGAGCTGCTGAAGCTTGATATACATATCTGTTTCTTACTCCAAAGTTTGGTGCTTTACCTATGTATGGCATATGTTATCCTTTAATTTCTTGAACAGTTAAAGATGAAACTGATGCACCTAACCAAGATGAGTTATCGCTTCTTCTAGCTCTGTTAATATAAAATTCCACATTAGTATCATCTCCATTTATAATTTGTAATTTTACAGTTTGTTGAGATGTTGTATTAGCAGACCACAAATAATTAAGAGGACATTGATAAAATCCGTACTGTTGGTCATCATCACCTTTTGAAGTTTCGTACCAATATCCTAGTCCACTATGACCATTTGTTCTATTACCTCCAGATGCTGAACCAACATGACCACTTCCTGCATATATTGCAATCATAGGTGTAGTATCTATTGCTCCACCTATTGTAACAAAACCAGTTATTAATACTTTATTAGAAGTAGAGGAAGGAGTTATATTTAATGACAAACCACTAATATCAGTCCAACTTACAGACTGCACTGCTCTTATATCAGTTATTGTTGCTGATAGAGTTTGAAGTACACTACCACTTGGAAATGCTCCTGCTCTTAATTGTGTTAATGCCATCGTTATTCCTTATGCGTAAGGGCTATCACCAAGCACAGATGTATCCCACGCTGCTTTTAATTTAGCAATAGTATCTGCATCTGTAATAGCTTTTGCCGCAGGTGCATCTCTTAATGCTTTCTTCTTATTTACACTTGCAGTTTTAGCAGAAGAATCATCTGCTTCCATTGCTTTCATATACACAACATCTTCAGCTTCCAATAAAGGTTTTCTTACTTCTCTTATCTTTGCTTTAAATATTTCTTTAGCCTTAGTCATGTCTTCAGAAATAACTTTACCAGAAATTGCCCAAGCATTTCTAAAATGTCGGTCAGACGGCTTTGATGAAACAGTTGAAGCATCAATCTGGTTGCCATCCTTGTCTACGATAAAACTTGTCATATTGTTCTCCTTTATGCTGCTAGTTCTATATCATCGGTTATTTGCCAAGCATTTCGCCATTGACGATGCTCTGGCAGTTGATGTGTTCGGCAAATGATCATCTTTGGTTTATTGCCCTCATCCCATGTACGCCATACACGTTGTGGAATATCTTTCATAATTAAGTATTCTATTGCTTGTTCTTCTGTCATTGCTTCAATCGGTTTAGTGTTATGCAACAAATACCCTCTCGTATGTTTTTCAAAACCAGGTTGTGCTTCGTCTTTTGCTAATTCCCAATATACTTCAACAGGTGGTAAAATGCCACCCTGTAATGCACAAGCCATCCAATTAGGGTCAGGAACTAATATCTTTGCAGGATTGTCCATATCCTCTGGGTCTTCGTATACTACTCGTATATCTGATTGCACTTTCTCTAGATTTTCTTTCGCCCAATGCAATCGTTCCCATAAATGTGTTCCTTGAAACTCTGGTGTCTTCATGCTAAATCTCCATGTCCTGATGCTGAAACATTGGCAGAATCTGCTACAGCAGGAAGAGCTTGATTAAAATGATTTACTCTTAAAGACCCTGCAGCCATCCCACCATGATATAAATTACAATAACAAGCTGTATTAGCAGTACTAGCACCCATCGTTAAAAAATTACCTGCATAAGTAGCGTTTGCAAAATCATTATTCCAAGTAATAGTATATGCACCTGTTCCATGATCAGTAGCACTCGTTGTATTAAATGAATCTGCTAATGTTGTACCTGCACCAACATAATTTGCCCAAGCCTTTGCCACACCATTAAATATATAACTTGTATCAATAGATTTTTCTGTGCTTGTGTTTACTGAATCAGAAGTTGTCAGCGTATCAAATTTTAAATTACCAAAAGCCATTATGCTAAATCTCCTGCTGTCATATAATAAGATTCTGCATCATAATTTCCTCTATTTGCTACTGATGAACCATAATATACTTCAGAATCAAAACCTGTTGTTGCTTGAGTGCCAGTTGATATATCTACTAGTAAAAAAGAAGTAGAGGAACTTACATCATCTACACCTGTTGTGATAGCATAATTTGCAGTAGCCATATTATTTGTATAAGCTACTCTTCTATCTCCTGTACCAGAGTCTGTTGAACTGCCAATATTAAAACTGTCATTGAGAGATGCTCCATCAGCAGGTATATCAACCCAAGCTTTTAACAACCCTTGTTGCAGATTAGTCGTAGTAGAATTACCTTCACCTGTTACGGCAATTGAACCTG